CTGCTGCCGGGGCCAATGCAGGACCGACAACCGGGATAGCTGCGGTAGAGGCAAAGGCGTTCAGCGCGGCAAGGTTGACTTCAGCAGTAGACTGGCCTGCCACCTGAGCCGCATAACCAGCTCCGGCAGTAGCGCCCAGTGCACCCTTGGCGGCCTGTACGGTGGTGAGTCCTGCCACCTCCAACGCTGCGTTGATTGCATACCGCGTACCCATTTCAGCGAGACTGCCAACAACATCGGTGAGAATAGTTTCACCGAGGTTACCCATGGCATCGCCGAGATCTTCAGCCTTGGTAATAGCCTGAGCAAAGCTTCCACTAATCCCAGTAGTAAGCCCCTCAAGCGTGTCGCCTACCAGACTCTGGGTCTGACCTGCTATGTTGCTGGCCTTCTCGCTATATTCGTTTACGGCACGCTGGGCACCAACCGCCGCATTCCCGTTGAGCTCATCAAGCGCAGCGTAATACTCCTGCTGCATCGCCAGACGCTCATCAAGGTTCTGCTTGAGCGCTTCTGTCTCGGATCGATAGGTGTCCTCAGTGATCGTGCCATTAGCCCGGTCACGTCCTGCCCGCTCAAGCTGACGCTGATAGTCCTGCCGGATCTTCTGCTCAGCCTGGAGCCGCTGCCGCGCTTCTGGACCAAGCGTAGTCCCGGCTAGCTGATCGGCATATCCCTCGCGCTCTTGCGCTCTGCTTGATTCAAGAGACTGCTGAAAGGCTTGCAGCTTGTTTAACTGCTCGCGCTTCTTGATCTCATCCTCAAGAGCTACGTTCTGCTCAAGCTGAGCCCGTATCTGAAGCTCGTTAGCCTGGAGGCTCTTTTGCTGCGCAGTGAGGGTGCCTTTAGTCTTGAGGTCCGCTATCTGCTGCTCAAACTGAGCCAGGGCACGCTGAGAAGTGGTTAGCTTCTCGCTGGTGCTTAGCTGGCTGCGGAGATTGGCCTCCTGCTCCTTGAGTGAAAGGAGCATTCTTGTAGCAGCGTCATCCTGATACGCGGCGGGCTTTCTGGCTCTAGGCCCTTTCGGGTCGGCGTATTTTTCATTCAGGTCGGCAATGACACGATCAACGTTAGCCTGCTTTAGGCGTTCGTCGTTAGGGTTGACCTTCCTGATGTCCTCAAGAAGCTTCTTGTAATCAGTTATGGCCTTGTTGCGCTGCTCAGCCTTGTTTAGGGAAGACTGAGTGATCGTATCGATCTTCTGCTGTGCAGCAATAGCCTTCTGGTTTTGTTCGGCAGATAAAGCCTGAGCTGCTGCGATTCCTTGCTGAGTAGCCTTCTGCTGCTCAAGGAATTGAAGCCTGAGCCTGAGTCCGGCCTGAGCTTCAGGGGTAATGAAGTCGCCCTGCCCCAAAGCCTGATCAACAAAGCTTCTGGACTTCTGATTGGCTGCCTTCTCAAGGTCAGCCCGTACCGAAGCAATCTGCTCATCAATCGTTTGCTCACGCCCGACATTGAGCATGGCATCCCAGGCAGCCTTGGCAGCGCCCTTGACACTATTCCATGCTCCCTCAATTGCTCCGAGGTTCTGCTTAACTGCATCCGCCCGTGCCTTCAGCGCGCTGGCATAGGTCTCTTCAGCAAGATTAGCTGCAGCTACCGTATTGCCTTGCTCTTGCAGCGTCTTGATCTGCTCATAGACCGAGGCAGTCAGGTAATGGTACTGCTCATTTAGTGCTGCCGATGCCTTGGCCGGATCTTCAGCCAGCTTTTGGAACTGTGCGACAGTTTCCTCTACTGCCTGACCTGTCGCGCTCTCAAAGGCTACTGCAGCAACGGCAATATTCTTGAACTGATCACTAGCAATCTTGCCTGTTGCGACGATCTGAGTCAGGGCATTCGCTGCAGCGCCGGTAGTTCCGGTTACAGAACTGACCTGCTTGGCAAGATTCGCCATGCTGTCAGCGGTTTGGCCTGACTGGTTGCCAGTCACTATTAGGGCTTTACTATAAGCGCTGGCCTCATCACTGCCCTGCTTGTAAGCAAAGGCAAGCGCTGCGGCGGCTGCGGCGGCCACAGTAAAAGGGTTGACTAGTCCAGCAACATATCCGCCTAGTGCACGCGCAGCAGGGCCAATCCCGCCAAACATGTCTTTCAGCTGGCCGCCTTGCTGCAGGAGGACAGTTAGTGGCTGCTGTCCGCCCTGGAGCGATACAACGATATCAGTGAACTGAGCAGGGACGCCTCTAAGAGCGTTCGCGGTCTGTTTTGCGGTATTGCCTGTTCTAGTCAGGGCATCAGTCTGCCGGGATATGGCCTCCCGGCTCTGATCCAGTACCGTCTTATATTGGCGGTAGGTGTCCAGATCAATCCTGTTAGAAGACCTGAACTGCGCAAGCTTGCGCTCCTGCTGGTCGAGCTTATCGAGTGCTCTGGTAGCTGGGTCTATGGAGGCAAGAAGGCGGCCTAATTCGTCCTTCTGCTCCTTGAAGGTTTTGGTGGTCTGTTCGGAAGACTCCTTAACCTTCTTGGAAGACTTTTCAGCCTTTTCGCCTGCACTTGCCAGCCGGGTGAGGCTTTCCGTGCCTTTATCTACTTCACTCGAATCGACGCGCAGGCCAAGGGAAGCAATATCATTTGCCATGGCTATTTCTCTTGATGAATGGCTTCAAGCGCGGCGCTCTCCATCACGCGTACTGCGTCGAAGACTTCGCCATGGTCTGCTTCTGGAATGGATAGATACCGCATGACTACTGGAAGCTCGCTGTACACAAGTCCGGTAGGTCCTCCGGGGCCACAACGCCACTGCGTCATCATGGCCTCGAAGACAGAAAAGGCCTGAATGTTGTCAGGCCAAAGGGGGTAATCGATGCTGCCCAGGAGGTCGGGTGTTAGACCGAACGCCACTAGATCGGCCGCTTTGGGTTGCTTCCGAAATAGCGCCCGAGCAGCGCCGATCAGTTTAAACGCTTGGCCTGGTACAACTCTTCAAGGTACTTGGTATAGATTGCCATACCCGCCCCGATGTAGTTGTTCAACAGCCGTCCAATGTTCTCGTCATTGAACTCATCGTCCAATTCCCAGCCAGTAGCAATGGAGTTCACCAGCGCGGTGTCATCCATGCTCTGATTGCTGCCAAGAAATTCCTCCAGTTCGGTCTTGGAGCGATGCTTGAAGGTGAACTTCACGTCTGCCTTGGAGCCTCCTGGGACAGGAATGGCAACCAGGGCATCAAAGGTCGGGTTTGGCTCAAGCTTGAATAGTACCTTGCTCATCTATCACCTCAGCGAGCGTAACGAACGACTTCACCAGCCAGGGCAAAGCTTGCAGTAACAGTACGACCGGTGTTGATGTCGCCTACCGGGTTGTTGTTGAAGCCGACGTAAACCGGGTAGATGTTCACGGAGCCGTCACTGTTGTTGAAGCGGACAACGCGGATCAGGCCGTCCTGGTCTGCCTGTTCGAGGTACTGATAGAACGGCAGGGTTGGGTCGTCCAGGATAGTCAGAGTGAAGCTCATCGCCGACTTGAAGGTTGGGATCTGCTTCTGCACCTTGGATTCCAAGAACTGGTACTGATAGTAGTTCTGGTCGCCACCAGTGAATGCCAAGGCTGTGATCTGGCTAATACGAATCCACTCGGAAACCTGACGAGCCGTTCCAACACCTGCACCGGCTGGATAGCGCATAGTGTCTACTGCGTTTAGACCGGCAACGGTAAAACCAGTAGCGCTTGCGTCATCAACTCGGAAGGCGCGGTCGTTGGCGTATTCCCAGCCAGTACCCAGAAGAACAACGTCGCCATCGGCAAAGTCGTTGGCAGCGGTAGCAACGGCAGGATTGGCGTTGGTCAGGGCTGTAACTGTGGCTTCATCCGAGAAAGCCGCCGAGAAATCCACTGTCAAGCCGTTAATCAGTGTAACGCTCATGTATTTTACCTCTCTGCCGTTGGCAGTTTTCAGTCAATAAAAAACCCGCACTAGGCGGGTCTTGGCTTGCCCAACGGGCGGGTTAGATGGTGTCAGCGCGATAGGTGAAGGACGCTGGCACTGTGAAGGTGGTGTCTTGCGGGATGGCTCTAGCCACGGCTAAAGGCGTGATGATCTGGACTACGAACGTCCCCTTACTTAGGCGATCATTCAGCGGATACAGAGCAGCTAGCTCATCCGCCAGGGCTTCCCCTGCCCCGGCACCCTTCCCTGCCGGCGTCACCACACTGACCTGAAAGATGCCGGTGTACTCTCTGTGGTCGCTGGACAACGTGAGCGAATCAGTCAGCGCCGGAAGCAGAGTGGCGGTCAGGTATGTTTCACCGGAGCTCGGTTGGAAGTTGACGTTCTGATAGGCAACTCGCAGACCTTTAGTCTTTGCCCATCCAGCGAGGCGCGACTCAAAGAGTTCTCGGCAAAGTCTGTGACTCATACTTTATGCTCCGCCGCTGCATCCCTGACTATCTTCTGAAATCTGGCCTGTGTGATCCGAACAAAGCCTTCAGGAGCTTTACGACTGAAACCCTGTTCAGTTACCAAGTCAGTCGGGCCGTTGTAGCCGCCGAATTCCAATAAAGGGCCATAGGGTAAATTATTGATTATGTAAGCCACTTGCCCAGCGTTGAATGTATTCGCCTCGGCCACAAGCTTTTGAATGGTTTCTCTGCCGTCTTGATCTTGCACCTCAAGAACTCCGGCAGGAGGGGTTTCAATGCTGAACTGCCAATTACCAC